GATGCCACCGCACAATGCACCGCTGATGTCTCTGATTTACGTGACTTAGAAACTATCGAGTCACGGGTCAAAGAGGAGGGATTATCGTTTTTAACGATAACTCTTCCACAGTTCGGAAAAGACTTTGATTTAAGTCTCTCCGAAGGGAAGATTGACTCTCAATACTTCAGAGAATTTCGGAAGTATCGAGCAATCCCCGCTTTTTTGCGAGGTATGCTCAGTCAAATCTTTGACCTAGAGACAGGAGGATTGTGTGACGAGAATTCAATTACTTCAAATGATTTTCCCACTATTGTTTCGTGCGTACGCGAAATCGTATACGCATTTAAGAAACTTGAAGTGGGATGCACGGATAAAAGAATCCGGGCTGCATTTGAGAATTTCGTTCAGACAGAGCAGTCCTTTCAGTCGTTTTCACTCCAAGAGAAGGACAGGACGCGATTTAGTCTTGTTTCTTCTATTCTATGGGACAATATGTTCAGTGCTATTCGTACTGACATGTTTGTACCTAGACATGGTCCTGGAGCTACTGCGGATCGTGTTTCTGGAAATCGGAAATACGAATGGCAGAAGTGGCATGAACGTCTTGAGCCTTACTTCCCTATCATTGACAGTGGACACTTAGTGTCTGCTGCTTTGGATGGGGTGCTCAATAGTACAACGTTCGTACCAGAGAATGACGAGCAACCCGTTAGGGTGATCGCCGTTCCCAAAACGCTAAAAGGTCCCAGAATCATAGCTATTGAGCCCCATTGCATGCAGTATGCACAGCAAGGGATCTTGGCAGTCTTATTAGACTGTATTGGATCTAGTTCTCAGACTTCTGGTCACATTAATTTCCGTGACCAATCTGTGAACCAAAGGCTGGCTATGAGTTCTTCGATCTCTCGTCAATATGCAACTATTGACCTCTCAGATGCGAGTGACCGTGTACCCCACGAACTTGCTATGGAGATGTTTCGGTCGAATCCCGATCTTCGCGATTCAATTGAGGCATGTAGATCAAGACGCGCAGAACTTCCTGATGGCCGTATTATTGGCCCCTTGAAGAAATTTGCGTCCATGGGTTCTGCTCTCTGTTTCCCAATAGAGTCGATGTATTTCTATACAATATGTATAGCGGCTCTACTTGAGGCACAGAATCTTCCTGTTACACACTGGGCCTGCCGCAAGGTAGGCCGTGATGTGTACGTTTATGGGGATGATATTATCGTTCCCTGTGAACATGCGGGTGTTGTTCTTGATTACCTACAAAAATACAATTGTAAGGTAAACCGTAATAAGACTTACGTAAGTGGTTACTTTCGTGAGTCTTGCGGTGTTGATGCGTATCGCGGTGAGTTAGTTACACCAACTTACATCGGTACTCCTCAACCTAAGAACAAGCGGCAAGCGTCAGAGATAATATCTTGGGTTTCTACAGCCAATCTCTTTTACAAGAGAGGTTTCTGGAGAACTGCTCAACACATGTTCAACATGGTTGAACGAGTCATAGGGCCTTTGCCCTATGTCTCCGAGACGTCCTCAGCGCTTGGCCGTATCTCTTACTTGGGCTACCTGACTGTCGGTCGCTGGTCTCCACGCCGAAAGGTGAAGAGATCAGGATTCGAAGGTTGGATAGATTACCAACGCTTTGAAGTGAAAGCCTGGGTCCCAAGCCCAGTCTATCGCACTGATAGACTGGAGGGATATGGTGCTCTATTTAAAAGTCTCCTAAAGCTGACAAACTTGAAAAACTTGTCTGTCTCTCGGGATACTCTACATTTAGAGCGTTCTGCACTGTACGGAGCAGTTGCAATTAAACTCCGTTGGGTCCCGATATAAAATAATCGGGTATGATCGTAATAACGATCGGGGGTCGTCAACGACTCTAGAGGTTATTCCTCTGGGCGCGTTGCAGTGCTT